CCAGACGCAGAAACGCATCTCCGGTGTTAATCTTCGGGTCATCTGTGCCAATCTTTCTCTTGCGAACAGCATGCCGCCTGAGGATGAATTCCTCGGAGAACCTATACAACCGCTGGTAGGCAGACCGGCATGATAAAGCATCTTTTCCACCGTAGCCACTGCAACCACTTTTTGAGCAACACACACGAGTATATACATATAAATACAAAGTTGAGAAGCGGAGAGGTGATATTGCATTTGCCTCATACGAGATATGTATATAGTGGCTACAGTGGTTACAGTGGATACTTTTATTGAAAAGGCCCTGATACTACTGCGATTTGGCTCTTCCACAGTGTAGCCACTCCCTCGTTTGAAGGGGCTACCTGTGGCTACAAAAACACCCCAAAACGACATGAAGGAGAGATTACAAATGAACAATTCCGTAAAAAGCATGATGCCTATCCCCAAGGGCTACATCGTACTGACCGAAGTAGCCACTCCCGGCAATTTGACGTGGGTCACGCCGGAGGAAAGTGGATACAGCTTCCGTCTTGCAGAGCACGCCGATGGCACCACTGCGCTCTGCCGCATCTACCCCGATGATGGCATTTACTACGACCGTGAGAGCGTGCTGGTACGAGACATGTACTGTATGCATTGCGGTGAGCATCTGACCCCGGATTTGGATTCAGTAACCAGCAGTCCCGACCCGTACAACTATCACTGTGCCGCCTGCGGCCATGATTATGAAATTGATGGAGAGGATGAGATATTATGAGAGACGCTTTACGCATTAAACAGCTTCTGCCCATCACGGATGGGTTCACAGTATTGTCCGCTGTTACCGACGAAAACGGCAAGACCACCTTTGAAGATTTGGCAAAAGAAGGCTGGCACCATTTGTTTGCTTTGGTGGATGGCGGCGAATGGGATGATGATTATGTATCCATCTACGAGATGGACCCCATAGGCTGTGGGGAAATTGACGGTGCCTCTTTCCGCGTTGTGCGCAGGCAGGTTTGCCCCAATTGCGGTCGTCCGCTACAAATCAGTTGGGATGTAAACTCAGACCTGCATCCGACGTACACTTGTGTCTGCGGTTTTACTACTCAGAAAAGCAGGCCGGAAGAAGGTGAATCAAAATGATGAAAAATGGAAGACCGTACTCGAATGAAAACGGTTATGTGGATGATGGGCTGATTACCAGCCACCCGCAAGAGGAAATCGATACGGTCATGAATTGGATTGCCGAGAGCATCACCCCACGCAAAACGCCGCTTGATGGTCACACCAGCTATGGCATTAAGCATCTGTTGCATCGTGACACAGGCATCTACCTTACCAATAACGAGTTCAAAGATGCCATGCTTCAAGCAGGTTACGAGCCCGTTGACCCCAATCAACTCAACTGGCATTACCGCATCAGCAAAAAGTCTAAGGCGTTTGCACTGAAGGTCTGGTAGTCACTTTTGTCCTTTTAGTCCGTTTTGTCCCGTACATTTGCAGGTGAAAATCATATGTCTGCTGCGCTGCTGTATGACGGCTCAATGCCACGGCAGCGCGGCGGCTCATGGCTTCTGCCTGCGGATACCCCGGGGCGTATCTATCTCCGGGCAAAACCGAAGTGGACAGCGGCGTGGGGCTTCGTACACGAAAACGGATAAGTTTTAGGGGTATTAACCCCATAAGTTTTACAGGAAAGGATGATGTATATGGGCAATCGAGGCCCTCAACCTCGGACCGGCGGCAGGCCCAGAAAACCACTGGCGGATAAGATACTGGAAGGCAATCACGGCAAAGAACCGCTCAAAGTGATACAGTTGCCAGACACTCCAAACTTGGATGGAGCTGAAATGCCATCACCGCATGAATTTCTGTCCTCGGAGCAAAAAAGCGGACAAGACCTTGTGGCAGGTGAAATTTACATAGCCACATGGAATTGGCTGCAAAAACATCACTGTGAACACCTGGTGACACAGCAGAATTTGGAGCAGTACGCAATGGCAGCTGCTAGATGGATTCAGTGCGAGGAAGCGATTTCTCAGTTCGGCTTTCTGGCGAAGCACCCAACGACAGGGGCGGCGATCATCTCGCCTTATGTAGCCGCAGCAAGAGAATACTCTAAACACGCCAACGCCTTATGGAATCAAATCTACGCTGTCGTGCGGGATAACTGTTCCACAGATTACAGCGGTCAAAGTCCCCAGGATGACGTGATGGAGCGACTACTGACCATGCGCAGACGCTGATGCCTACTTATGCATCGGCATTTTTTATATCAAAATATTTGGAGGATTATTATCATGAACAAAACAATAAATACTTACGACGAACTGATAGCAAGATTGGAATCGCTGAACGGCGAAACAAAGCAAGAAAAAGTCAAGACGCTATCAAACCCGGCATATAACCATACCTTCTGGGCCTTTATGCGCGACGGAATGCCACGGAACGCTCTCAAGGAAAACAGCGACGGCGCAGGCGGCTATCTGGTGCCGGACGAATATGAATCAAAACTGGTTTCTGCCCTAGAAATTGAAAATCACCTTCGCCGGATTAGTAATGTGATTCAAACACGCCATAGGCTAATAATTCCCACCGTAATCGGCCATAGCGCTGCGGCTTGGATTGAAGAAGGTGAGCAAATTACTGAAACCGAACCATCTTTCGGACAAATCGTCCTGGATGCATACAAGATGGGTACGCTGATCCTAGCATCCGATGAACTGCTGGAGGATTCAGGTGCGGATATTGAGAAACTCATCCTGGAGCAATTTTCGCGGCGCATCGGAAAATGCGAGGAGGAAGCATTTTTGACCGGAGACGGCAATCATAAGCCGATGGGGCTGCTTACGCAAGCGCCTGTGGGTTCTGTGAGTGCGGAGGCAGGTGTTTTGTCTGTGGACGATGCGCTGGACCTGTATTTTTCCGTTGGGCAAGAGTATCGGGCGAATGCTGTGTGGTTTATGTCCGAAGACGCTCATCGCACACTTCGCAAAGTGAAAAGCGCCATGGGACGAAACATCTGGGAGCCTTCCCTTATAGAAGGAGAGCCAGAAAAGCTGCTTGGACGTCCGGTCTATGTCAGTGAATTTATGCCAGAAGTAGCTTCTGACAGCAAGCCTATCCTTTTCGGAGATTTCAATTATTTCTGGATCGGCGATAGGGGGAAGCGCTCCGTCAAGCGTTTAAACGAGCGCTATGCAGACCATGGGCAGGTCGGCTTTATAGCAACACAGCGTGTGGATGCCAAGCTGGTTCTTCCCGAAGCCATCAAATCACTGAAAATTAAAACGGCATAATGTCGGCGATGCAGTTATTTTAATGAAAAAGAAAGCTCAGGTTGGGTGGATAGGTGTGTATAAGCCATATCATGAACTGCTTTTTCAGCGATATCAGTGAATATTTGTGTAGTATATAGCGGAGATATTACTTGATATAATCCCGATTCAGAGGCAATATGTGACTACCAAAAAGGGAGGTATTCACATGGAACTCAAGTATAATGTATCCGGCAGCGAGCGGAAGCGAATGGTAGTCGCAATTGGAAAAGCTCTTCAAGTCGACCCTGTCTACAAAGGAACGCCGTCCTACGCGTTTAAGGTGGGAGATTATACTGTCGACCGATACGGCACTTTGATTGGCCCGGAGGCACCGGAGACGGAGCGATTGGTTCAGGCATTAGCGACGGAAGGGTTTGTGGCATGTCAGCATGAAGCCTTAACCATCGAGATGCCGAGATCGGATTATACAGATACGGCGCTCCATAATCTAAAACAACTGGTGGAGAGCAAAAGCAGTTTAATACGGCACGCTCTTGGGGTAGATGACCTTCCGGTTGAGATTACCGAGGAAACCATTCGATTCCCCTGGTTCGCGGCACGTGGAGAAGATGATGAAACCGCCGCATATATTCATTTTGTTTCCGCTCTCTGCGAAATGGCTAAACAAAATCTGCGGATAAAAGCCCAGCCTAAAGAGGTCGACAATGAAAAGTACGCCTTCCGTTGCTTCCTTCTGCGGCTGGGCTTTGTCGGCCCCGAATACAAGAGCGAGCGGAAAATACTGCTTCGCAATCTGACTGGCAGTTCAGCATTTTTAACGGAAGAAAGCAAACAAAAGGCGGCATTCAAACGTAAATCGCAGCGCCTTTGAGCA